GTCAACAACATCGCCGTGTCCGTCGAGTTCTTTTGGGAGATGACCGCCAAGTCCTGTGCGACTCGCGCGACGTCGGCTGCTTGCGCCAGATTCAATTCTCCTTGCGCGTATTCGATCGCCATCTTTTGTGCCGCAGCGGTTTCGATACCCTTAGATTTGATTGCCGCCGCCGCCTCTTTTAATTTTGCTGCGCCGACTCCCGTCGACTTGCCGATCGCCGACATGGCGACGTCTAGTTCCGACACTCGCGACGCCTCGTCGAAAGCCTGTTTTCCGAACCGAATGACCGCGATCCCGACGCCCCCGATCGCTGCCCCGAGGGCAACCAGCATGTTGTTGGTCTTGTCGATTTGCCCCTGAAACTGTTGTGCGGCCTGTGAAGCAGAATTAAACGCGTTAACTGCACCCGAAGCGTCGCCTGCCAGCCTCGCGACTACTTCCATCTCGGTTGCCATTAATCACCTCCTGCGCCTTGACGCAACTTGTTCATCGTGCTGGCGAAGTTTGTAAAAAGCCGCCCATTCGATTATCTCAGACGAACTAATCGGTGTGTGCGATGGCGAGCCGTGCAACAATTCGGCGACGGTTCTTCCGAGCGTTTCCGCTAACTGGAAGATGAACCTTCTTTCGGTATTGACGAGGAACCTTTTCCCGCGGCATCAATAGCGTCTTTTGAAAATCCCGAGAGTCTCATCGCGACCGTCACGATTTTTTCGAGCGCCGAACCGTTTTTCTCCATGATGAGGTCGGCGTCCTCTTTTGTGAATATCTGCTCCCCCGTGAGCGGATCGAACGTGCACATCACCACAATGTCGGACGTAAATTTACTCATGTCGGGCAGTTGCCCTTGCAGGGCGCCTGCCTGCACGAGGTTTGCGCGCGCCGCGCCCGACATGGAGCGCACCTCGACCTTAAGTTTCCACTCGGGAACATCGACGATTTCGCTTGTCGAATCGGCGATGCTCAAAATTTGATCACGCAATGACATAATTCTCTCCTTTGATTTTATGTTTGAGTTTACGAGTATGTTCCTCGAGTTATCGCAGCGGTGACCTGAAAATCAGCCGACGCCTGAACCGAATCGCCTACCGAAGCGGAGACATCGTAAGAGGTCATGATGCACTCGCCAGTGTATTTGATTTTTCCAGACGCTGAACCCTCGGGGCCGTATTCAAACGACACCGTGGAACTGTTGCCCACGATCCCAGCGAGATATCCGTCGGCTGTCGCGTCGAACAAGCCCGAAACAGAGATAGTTGCGTCAGTCAAACCGACGATATAGGTTTTGGCCGAGCCTGCCACCCCGAAAGTTGTGGTTTCAGCAGTTTCGATGTCTCGGGGCATCGAGACGTCGTTCAGGTACGCCGAGATGTCTCGGAGCGTGCCTCCCGAGTCGTCAATTTTGAAGACTGCGCTTTTGCCGTGTACGAATGCCATGATTTATTGCTCCTTAGCGTCTTCCGAACGCCATGATGAATGTTATTGAACCCGTTCCACTAGTAGTATAGTTGGCGCGGAGATAGCGGTTGACGGTCGTGCCCGTGGCGACCGTGACTCGTTCGGATGTTGTCGATGTTGCGCTAATTGTCGTGAACGTCGCAAGATCAGCGAACGTCGAGTTGTCGGCAGAGTGCTGGACTTTAAACACGATCGTGTTGTCGAGGCTGTTGGCGGTCACATGAATCTGCGCCACACCGCCATTTGATGTTGATGTCGAGTTGTCTCGGGATGTTCCGTTGCCCGTCGCGGTTATTGCGGCAAGACTGGTCAAAAGCACGGCACTATCAGCACCGCCATCGGCCTGCGCGTCGAGAGACACGGAAACGACGTCGCTGACAGGCGCCGAAACGTCGTAGGAAGTTGTTTTCGCTTGCAGGAGGTAGGCGCGTTCGTTCCCCGTCAATCCGCTGGGTGCCACGATGACGGGCGCGAGCGTATCCGACCCGATTGATGACACCAGAACCGCGTCAACCGCGCCAGAGTCGCCGTCGAACATGCCTGACGCCGAGATCGTCGCGTCCTTCAGGCCAACAATATAGGTTTTGGCCGACGCGCCAAAAACCGTCGTTTCGGCGGTCTCAACGTCTTGGGTGACGCTGACGTCGTTCAAAAACGAAGAAAGATTGTTCACCCCGTGCAGAACTGCGGCGCTCTTTCCGTGCAGAAAAGCCATTAGTCCTCATCCGTTTCTGGATCAGCAGCGACAGGCGCGTCCTTGTCGTCGACAAGTTCAATCAAGTTCTGTTCCCGAAGCCATTTAATTGATTTCGATGGAATGTCGTTAACAATCGCGCCTTCATTCACGGTTTTAGTCCCGTAACTTAAACCTGTCAACGCTCGATATTTTGCCATATGCTCCCTGCTCGGCGCGTACGCGTGGCTCGGCGACCGCCACGACCACTTAGGGCACGGAGGCTCCGAGGTCACGAGGACACGTTGCGAGCGATGTTATCACAGCACGCGAAGCGTCATCGTTGAGCGGGGTTGAGAGGCTTGCCCGAAGTCGGTTGATGGTTTGGATGAGCACATCTTGATCACCAACCCCGACCCATGTGCGCTCCAAAATTTTGAGGGTGTTTTTGATCGTTGGCGAGTCCACAATGTGATGTGACATAGGGGAGCCATTCTGGCACGTCGGTTTCACCTAACACGGTTAAGCAACGCTACTTTAGTTTTTGACGACCCTCCACGGAGACCAGCCAGCGACATCAAAAAGAAGTTTGCCTGCTTTAAGGTTTGTGAAAGCATCCAGCAAGGGCTCCTGAGTGCAGATTCCCATCCGCTCGCAGATCAGCCCATGATATTGTGGGTGGTCGGGTTTCCAGTGCACGCCGTTGATTTGGAGCAGGCCCGTGTCGGAACGGTGGTTCCATTCGGACACGCCCGTTATGACACAGTTCTTGTCGACGATGTCCCCGCCTCGACGGTTCGGGCATCCGCCCGACTCGCGCAAGACGATGTGGGTCAATTTGCCGATGGTACGGTCGGGCCAGCCCGCCTGCTTGGCCAAAGAGGGCAGCCACGACACGTCTCCGTGCCGATAGACGATCGTAGATATCGGGTCGAGCCTGTCGGCATTCGACGGATTCTTAACCGTTCTCCTTTCAAGTCTGTCCTCGAGTTCCTTTTGAGGTTCGATCGGCGCCGAAACCTGCCTCGGCGACGCGAGAGCCGCGGACGCCAAAGTCATAAAACCTAGAATCAAAGCGAATATTTTGCGGGCCATGCCAGCCTCCCAAGACGATTTTGGTGCGAGCGAAAGAGTCGCGACAACGTTGGAACCTAGATTCTACAGTGATCTGCCCCGAGACAGGATTAACCTCGGTTACGCGACAGGCACCTGTGGTTTAGTTGCATCTGTGGCTTGATGGCGCAGGGCCGCTCGTCGCGCGATCGCCCCGTTGGCGTAGCCGATCGAGTCGGCGACTGCCTGCCAAGTCGCTCCTTGCGCCCGCATTTCTGCTGCGAGGGCGTCGCGTTCGGCTGTCGAGTCTGCGGCCTCGGCGCGTTTAGTTTTACGCGTCTCGTTGGCCTCGACATTTCGAAAGTCTGGTGGTTGCATTCTGGGCTCCTTTTCGGTTTTTGTGTACGGATCACCAGTATCCGCCGAAAACTTTAATCTGGTCGCCCTTCTGCGCGAAAAGACATTAAACATGCGTTTCCCCCTTGTTAAGCGCTTTGCAGCGCGTACACGCGATTTGCCACGGTCGGGTCAGGCTTATGGCCAGAAGCCTGTTGCATCGCCAGCAGCGGGGCTTTTCGTCGCTCTGCGGGCCTCTCCCGTAGGGATCAGCACCGACGTTTACGGTCTGAGCCATACCACGAGATCTAGCCCGATTTGTGTGCGTTCTTTGTCGTCCAAACGCAGAGGATAAGGGTCGGATGTTGGGGTGACGCACATGAACTTGATTCCCGAGATGGTTTCCTCACGAATCGCCCCGAGGCTGGCGCGCACGGAATCAATCAGCGTTCTGGTCGTTGGGTAGTCGTTGCGGGCTCCTCGCGCGAGGGCCCGCACGCTGGGGCGCTCGAGCGCCACCACCCCTGTTCCGAACGTCAACTCGGGCCCGTTCCCTCGACCTTCGTAGATCACCACGATCGCGTCGGGGGTCGGAGGCATGAAACCCAGAAAGATGGTTGTGCCGAGCGTACCGACCCCGTCAGTCTGTAGACGTGCACCCAAAGCGTCGAGCAGCGCCATTTAATAACCCAATTTCCTTAACAGTCGCGATTCGATACGCCACGCAAGTAGTTGACCGAGTTCGTCCGCGTCTATAGCGTCGTCGAAGGGCTCCTCTAAATATTTGGCCTGTCTGCCGTTCGGTGGGAGGCCTGAAGCCAGCGAGGGGTGGTGGAAGTCTTCGCGTTCGTGTTGTATTTCAGCATACGGAGCCGCTGGACCCCCGTAGGTTATTTCGACGAACACGCGACTGCCTTGATAGGCGGGGGCGTGGACTACTTGGCTGCGCGCAAGGTTACCGCTGTCGTACGGAACAAGTTCATCTGCTTTGTCGGCGATCTGGGATGCTTCATCAAATATTGCGCCACCCATCTCGGGCAACAGTTGTGTCGCCGTGATGTTAAATTTGCGTATAAAACGATCGAGCCCCTCGAGTTTTACCGAGACGGTTTTAGATTCGTAGGCCATCTCATGCTCGACCAAAAGAAATGACGGTCGCGTAGGAGCCTTCGTCGTCGTTGCGTGTTTCGACGGAAAGGATCGGGACGACCGACCCGTCGGGCAGCGTCAGTTTGTCGTTGACGGTCGCGTTCGACGTTCCGAAACAGTAAACGGTTCCTTCGACAGGAACCTGCTTGCCGTCCTCTGTTATCACCATCCGACGAGACTGCTGCACGCGGCACTGAATTGATGTGGTTGTTCCTGAGAAGGTGCGTTTGCCGTACTCGTCGGTTGAACTTACCGCGTTCAACGAAACAGTCGACGGCATCAAGTCGGAAAACGCTGCCTCGATAGCCATTACTTATTTTTATCCATCCCGATCGAGAAGATTTGTTTTCCAAAAACTTCATCATTTTCGGTCTCGTAATAGTTAGGGCTGGGCGGGGTTGCCTGAGACGCCTGCGCCATCAGTTGCGCGCCAAGCGTCCGATACCGATCCGCCTGCTGGCCAAATTGCGTCGAAATGGACAGATCACCAACCGAGCGCGAATAGTCGCTCTTTGCCGCGAACTTCGCCGCGAGAGCGTCGCACGCATGCGCGGCTGCGACGTACGCGTTTGAATTCCATTGGGAGTTCAAAAACGTTATTTCGGCGTCTTGCAATAATTGATTATTTGTGTCTGTGTCGCCGATCAAAAACCGAATCTGGTCGCGACTGTTCGCCGACGGATCACCACCGTAAGTCCACGCCATGAAAGTTAGCCTGCAAAGATCAAGGATTAACTATCCGACGACTTGGCTTGTTTCTTTACCTTCGTCGACGCTCGTGACGGCTCGACATCGGCAAATACTTCGACCAAGTATCGACCACTGATCAACTGTTTCAGGTTGCGCCAATTCTTTGCGTCAACGATTTCGCCCGCTTTAAGAACCCTCTCGAGGCCGAGGGGGATCGGTTTCAGCACCTTGTAACTCATCTGGCCTCCGTTTTGTTTGGACACTTGAGGTCACTCACCGAGAGACTATGCTACCCGATACCAAACGACCGTATTGGTTGCCGAAACACGAACCCTGAATGTCGCCGAAGTAGCGGCACTAACGGTTGCTACACCAACAATCGTCGCATCCGTACCCGCCGTGATGACGAGTGGGTAATCTGCGGCGGCAAGGTTCACGACATTCACTTCAAAGGTGTCGCCTGTTGCGTAACCAGCCAAAGCCGCACAAGTGAGAGTTCCTGTCGGAACGGTCTTGGCCCGTGATGCCGTGGGCGTACCGACCAACAAACCACCATTCGTTACAACCATGGCGGCTGTCAAAGTTTGGGCGGCGTCGGTCAAGGTCGTTACGGTTGCCTTCTTGGTTGCCGTGTTTGCGGCGATCGGACCGCTCGTTCGGAGCGAACCGAACAGTCCCCCGCCTTTAGTTAAACGATTTGCCATTGTTGGCTCCTAACTTAAGCAACGCAACTTGCAAAGAAGTACCCGAGGTCAGAACCAAT